TCAACCGCAAATGCTACGGCATGGAACTTGACCCGAAGTACTGCCAAGTCATCGTGGATAGGATGATTAAACTTGACCCGACCTTGGAGGTCAAGAGAAACGGACTGCCGTACAAAACAGAGATTAATCAGTGAATCCCAACCCTGATATATCGAACCTCAATCCATTCAAGAAGGGGCAGTCAGGCAACCCCAATGGTCGTCCACGCAAGTACGTCAGCACCTTGGTTGACCAAGGATACAAGCGGTCCGAAATCAACGATACCATCCAAAACATGATGGCGATGACTTTGGAGGAAGTAAAGGCGGTTTGGGACAACCCAACGGCAACGGTCCTCGAAAAGACCATCGCCTCGGCCATCCGCAAGTCCATCGAGAAGGGAACGCTCTACTCCATGGAAACGCTGCTATCACGGGTGTACGGTCAACCCAAGCAGGAGGTCGCTGCAACAATATCGCCTCAACCAATATGGCAGGGCGTAAAACTACAAGTTGACACCAACCACAACGGCAATCAAGATTGATGGATTCCGCAAGAGAGTCCGAATAGTCCAAGGCGGTTCATCGGCAGGCAAGACCTTTGCCATCCTGTCCCTGCTCTACTCCTATGCAGCCAACCCCGAATGCGGTCCGCTTGAGATTTCGGTAGTTTCCGAATCCATCCCCCACCTTCGCAGGGGTGCGCTCAAGGACTTTCTTAAGATGCTCAACATGACAGGGCTTTACCAAGAGGAACTTTACAACCGAACCCTGCTCCGATACGACTTCCCGCATGGCTCCTACATCGAGTTCTTTTCCGCTGACCAGAGCGACAAGATGCGAGGGGCAAGGAGGGACGTGCTGTTTGTGAACGAGGCGAACAACATCACATGGGAAGCCTATCACCAACTGGCAATCAGGACAAGGACCGCTATCTACATTGACTACAATCCAGTCCGAGAGTTTTGGGCGCATACCGAATTGATGCAGGACATCGATGCGGAGTTCCTGCTCGTTACCTACAAGGACAACCAAGCCCTTGACCCTGCCATCATCCGAGAGATTGAGAAGGCCAAGACCAAAGCCGAAACGTCAGCCTATTGGGCTAACTGGTGGAAGGTGTACGGCCTCGGTCAGGTCGGGACGCTTCAGGGTGCTATCTACGAGGACTTCGAGGTGGTGGAGGGTATCGATGTCAGCCGTGCGAAATTCGTCGCCCTTGGGCTTGACTGGGGCTTTAGCAACGACCCTACGGCCTTGGTCGCCATCTACCGCCAAGGGGACTGCCTGCTCATCCAAGAACTGCTCTACTCCACGGGCCTTACCAACCAAGACATCGCAGACAAGTTGCGGTCGCTGGGCATCACAAGGGCTTGGGAGATCGTTGCGGATTCAGCAGAACCCAAGAGCATCGAGGAAATCTATCGGTTAGGCTTCAACATCAAGCCAGCGGAGAAAGGTCCCGATTCGGTCAGGAACGGGATAGACATCCTGAAACGCTTTAAATTGCAGGTTACCAAGGACTCGACCAACCTCATCAAGGAACTGCGGTCCTACACTTGGGCGACCGACAAGGAGGGCAAGAACACAGGGGTTCCGATTGACTCGTTCAACCACGCCTGCGATGCGATGCGTTATGTGGCCCTTAACAAGTTAAGAGTAAGCAACTCAGGGAAGTATGTTGTGGTTTAACTTTGCCCCATGAACGCCGAACGCATCCTTGACCTGATCATCGAAATCGGCAAGAGTATTGCAGCCGTTTTCTTCATCCTCACCCTTCTAACCCTGCTGCTTCAATGAACAAACATTACAAATTTGAACTGCATTGCGAGGCTGGCGTTTACTACGCTAACTCGCTGCTTGGCTTAATCCTTCAAGTCATTAGGCATCGCTTTTGGCATTTGACGCATGATGGTGTTTGGATGGATTAGTATGAAAGTCGTCCACTACTACCACATCTACTGCGGAGGCAACTGGCAGTTAATCCTGAACCAACATATGATGGCCGTGTGCAATTACGGTCTTATCGGGGTCTTGGATGAAATCAGGGTCGGCATTGTCGGTCCACCCGAACAACGCAAGGCGGTCAAGGAGGTGCTGGAAGGCTCGATGGTGGCCGATAAAGTCAAGGTCGTGGTTACCCGGACCAACGCTTGGGAGCAGGCGACGCTGACCGAGATGTACCGGGCCTCGCAGGAAGAGGAAGCAGTGTACCTGTACGCTCACACGAAGGGGGCTGCAAATCCATCCTTGACCACCCAACTATGGGGCAGGTCCATGTTGTTTTTCAACGTGGTCGCTTGGGAACGCTGCCTGCAACTGCTCGAAGGAGTGGATGCAGTCGGATGCCATTGGATTACAAAAGAACAATTTCCCCACATGGCTGACCACAACAACCCCGAAGGCTACCCATACTTCGGGGGCAACTTTTGGTGGGCTAAGTCAAGCCACATCAAGGAACTTGGAGAACCTGCAAGGGACCACCGATTCCGAGCAGAAACTTGGGTTGGCAAGAAACCCGACACCAAGGTCTTTGATTCCAACCCCGGCTGGCCTTCGCCTGAAAAATTCGTTGTAACTTTTTGAGCATGAAACTACTCGCAAACATCGCCTACCATCACAACCCCGAAAGGCTGCCAAACCTCATCCGGGTCATCGAGGCCATCAAGTCATATCCGGTGCAGGCCGATATCTTCGTGGACACCAACGACCCCGAAGTCGTGGGGCTACTTGCGGACCAACCCGTAACGGTTCATGCTCACACGCAACTCTCACACCCTTGGATGCTGACTGCGGTCCATCGCACTCGCATTAAGGAAACCTACAAGTACTTTGACTGGGTGGCCTACTTTGAGGACGACATGATGCTGCCCAAGGAGGGCTTCGTCAACTTCACGGAGCGGTTCGATTCGATGTTTGAGGATGGCTTGTACCCGTCCTTCACTCGCATTGAAACCTACGACGACAAGGAAGGCGAATGCACTCCCGACGTGAACGAGGTTCTGCCAAGTTCGGTTTGGTGTCAGTACAACGGCAAGGACTATGTGAGCCTGCCCTTCTTCATCAACTACCACGCTTTTTGGATGTTCAGCGTCAAGAGGCTCAAGGAGGTCCTGACCCGTAATCCGGGCGAACTTGACCACATCCCGAACAACGGCCTTTACCGGGAAAGCCTTGCCTCTTTCCCAATTTGGTCATTGAATCTAAAGCCTATGCTGGAGTTCACGGAGCAGGGCGAACTTGCGGACCATTGCAAGGTCTTCCACCTAACGAACAACTACAAGCACGGAAGCACCAACATTAAAACCCTGTTTAAGAGATGAAACAACTCGACGCTTTACGCAACACCCCACGGATGTACTTCCTGCCCATCGACTACCATTCGGGCAACAACCGGGTGGACGGCCTCATTGACCTTTGTCAAAAGTACCTCAAGCCTACGGACAAGTGCGTGGAAGTCGGTTCGTTTTCGGGGGTGAGCAGTCAGGTCATCGCCCTGCATTGCGGAGAACTGCATTGCGTTGATACGTGGGACTTCGGTGGCACGATGCCAGCCGAGCAGATGTTCGACCTAATGCACTTGAATTACCCCAACATAGCCAAGGTCAAAGCAACAAGCATCGAAGCGTCCAAGCAGTATGCCGATGGATCCCTTGACTTTGTTTACATTGACGCTGACCATTCCTACGATTCGGTCCTTGCAGACATCAACGCTTGGAAGCCCAAGGTCAAGCCGGGCGGTTACATTGCGGGCCACGACTCCTATATGCCCGAAGTTCTAAAGGCGGTCATGGACTGCCTCGGTGAACCCTTGCAGTACTTCACCGACACCTCTTGGATTGTCAAGTTATGAAACTCCAAGACCTCACCATCGACCAGTTCCAACGCATCGGAGCCATTGAGTTCAGCAGCGTCCTTGGGGACTACGACAAGCGCGCAGGAGTCGTTGCAATCGTTGAGGGGGTCGATATATCAATCGTTCGAGAAATGCCCGCCAAGAGCGTCCTAAAGCGTTACAAGGCCATTATCAGCGAGTGGAACGCATTGCCTGCATTGGGGTACAAGCGAAAGTTCAAGGCAGGGGGCAAGTGGTGGATACCTACGGTGTTCACGGATGAGTTGACCGCTGGGCAGTTGATAGAGTTAATGGACGCAAACACGACGGACGAAAAACAACTACTCCAAAACCTCCACCGAATCATGGCAACCTTGTGCAGGGAAGGCGGTCTATTCGGATTCTTTCCGAAAAAGTACGACGGGGCTGCCCATGCGGAGCGAGCCGAGTTGATGAAAAAGTACGCCAAGGTGGGCGACGTTTGGGGCGTTGTCAGTTTTTTTTTGTTAAGTTCAGAATCCTACTTGAAAGTTTTGACCGACTATTCCAAGCACCTGATGACGAAGGCAGGGGAGTTGACGTAAGCCCTCTTGCCGGGTACGGATGGCTGATGGTGGTGTGGCGGATGGCTAACAAGGACGTACTGAAATTCGATGCCATCTTTGCGATGAAGGCGGTAGAGTTTCTCAATTACGCACTCTTGATTCACGACATCTTGGAAGCCGAACGGATGGAAGCGGAGCGAGCGAGGCGCAGATAGACACATTCCAGCATGGGGGACATTTACCCGTATGGAAACAACCATCCTCGCCAATGGGCAACCAGTAGGTAAGTTCGGCAGCGGTTCGATGAAGGGCATCGACCAAACCGCCTTGGAGGGCATTGGTTCAATCGTTGGACCCAAGGGTGGAGGCAAGTCGCCAACCCACGACGTGCTGGTCAAATGGATTGAACGGGTCATCGAACTTGCGAAGAAAAACCTCGAAGCAGCCAACGCAAATGCAGGGGGAACGCTCTCGGCATCCATCGCCCCCGAAGACATTGAACTATCCGCAAAGCAAATCGTCGTGGCTATCATGGCTAACCCCTATTGGAAGTATGTGGACCAAGGGGTGCGAGGCAAAACGTCAAGCGTAAAGGCTCCAAGGTCGCCATTCCAATACAAAGACAATTACCCACCTGCCCAAGCCATGGCTGATTGGATAGCCAACAAGGAAAAAGCAGTTGTGCCGACCTATTCACGCAAACTCAAGCGGATGCGGACGAAGCAGGAGCAGGGATTGGTCGATGGCAGGTCGGTTGCCTATTGGGTATTCCAGCGAGGAACACGGGCCACGAACTTCATGTCTAACGCCCTATCCCCCGAAATGATAGACGTTTTGGTGAACACCATCGCTGAAACCCTTGGTAAATCCATAAGCGTAGCAACCAAACTATAAAATGGCAGTAACAGTCCTTTCCGGGTCGCCCCAAGTGGCAACCCCCGTTTACAACAAGATGCTTTTCAAGGTCAGCAGCAACGAGATAGCCCAGCCTAATTACCGATTCGTTTGCGATGTCAAAGACAATGCAGGGAGTACATACGCCCGGTTAAAGTGCGATAAATTACCGATTACCAACCAAGGATTCTTCGATGTCGCCAAGGTCGTTGAAACCCTTATTGCACCGACCAAGCCAACCTTGACGCAGACCGCATTCAACAATCATTCGGGGTACTATTCGGGATACCGCTTAGACTTCTTCGACGAATACGGCAACACCCCAGTCGTGTACACGGGAACCGTTACAACCGTGTCGGGGAATGTTGCCTTTGCAGGAAACTTGGAGCAGTTAGAGTTCCAGTCCTACAATTCTGCGACTCGATTCCCTTCGGGGACGCTTTTGGGTAGTTTGGCTTTGACCACACCGACCCGATTCGTGTGGCATTCCAACACCGAGGCGAGGTGGCTCGTTCAAGGCAAGGGAACCACAACGGCGAACTTTGACAAAGCACTGATTCGCTACTACACGGCAGGGGGTACGTTAGTCCGAGAGTACACGGTCAACAACGGCCAACCAGCGGTGCAGCAAGTCGTCCGCTTTGGTGCAGGGCCAAGCAACGTCCGGGCATTGACTTCGGGTCAAGCCAGCGACGGGTTCAGCGGTGAGTACCTATTCCCGTCCGATGAAGGCGAATATTACACCATTGCCTTCGGGGACTCGGCTTGGAACGACTTCAATCAACGCTGCGATGCGGATGGAGCCGACCCAGCCGAAAGTTCATTCTGCTTGGAGGAACGATTCAACGAACTATACGAGGACAACTACGACAACTTCGGGCAAGAGTACACCTACATCAAGGGTTCCTGTGAGCGATTCAACTCAATCCCGGTTCACTTTCAAAACAAGTGGGGCGGTCTTGATGCGTATGTCTTCACATTGAAGAACCGCAAGAGGGCCAACATTACCCGGCAGACGTTCGGTTACAACTCGGATGTTTACGCAACCACGACTTACGACAAGGTTTGGGCAGGGGAGTTCGACTACGTTTACGCACTCAACTCGGACTGGCTTACGGATGCCGAGTCTGCTTGGCTTATCGAAATGGTCCGTTCCGGGCAGGTATGGCTTGAACTGGATGGGCAGTTAGTCGAAGCCATCGTCAACGCCAACACCTACCAATTCACGACTCGCAGGAACGACCGCCTCACGCAGTTGCAGGTCGAGGTTGCCGTGGCTTACAAGAACAACATCCTATGAGCGTTACGCTAATTGCCTACCCTCTCAACGAATCAAACGCAGAGGTTCCATACGTCCTCGATACCATGGGCGAGATTGACATCGCCCTGACCTTTTCGGTTGAGGACATTGCCAACATCACCAAGCGAAGGGGGTCGTTCTCCAAGACCATCACGTTGCCTAATACGACAACAAATCGGGACTGCTTTGGTCATGCCTACAACATTCAGTCCTTTGTGGGTGGATTTCAACCCAACAAGAAGATTCGTGCAGCGATGTGGGAGGACGGGGTGCAGGTGTTCAGCGGAGTCCTTCAACTGATTTCCATGTCCAAGATTCGGGGCGAGGTTACCTATGAAGTGGGCCTATTCTCGGACGACGTAAGCCTGTTTAAGTCCATTGAGGGCAACCTCCTTGCGACAACCGTTGGGGTCAGCGGAATGAACCACACGCTGACCTCGGCCCATGTTTCTGCGACTTGGACCGCATCGGGTGCGAGCGGTTACGTTTACGGCTTGGTTGACAACTACGGCTATACGGACGCTACAACGCAGGGATGGTTTTCGGTTCCTTACTGGAAGATGACCCCAAGCATCTACGTCAAGAAGATGGTGGACTTGATATTCGCACAGGCAGGGTATCGGTACACCTCGGAGTTCTTTAATTCCGAGCGGTTCGGCAAATTGGTGATGCCTTACGCTGCCGGGCAATTATCAGTCAACCTGTCCGGGTCAAACATTTTTGCTGCAAGTACGAGCGGTCAAAACTTTTCAGGGACTTTTAGCGGTTACCTGAACTTTGCCGATGACTCAAGCCCTTACTATGACCGCCCCGGCTATTGGAACACAGGCACAAGCACTCTACAACTCCCTGCGCTACCAACCCGATGGAACGTAACGGTTAAATTGGACTTTGGACAAGTCACGCAGTTCATCAATCAAACCTACAACTTCCTCTACCTATACGACGCATCAACGAGTAGAGTCGTCAGTCCATCAAGGGGCTTTACGGCTCAAGCAAGTGGCACGAATGTAATCACTTGGAGCAATATCCAGTTGAATACCAGCAGCCAAATAAGGGTCTTGATGACAGGCGTTGGAAGCACGGCCTGCAATCTCTTGAGCGGTTCAACGGTCCTTTGGGAATGCTTGGAGAATCCAACGAGCATTGGAACGATTGACATGGCTACGGCTTTGCCTGCTGACGTGAAGCAGAGCGACCTCCTGCAAGACCTGCAAAAGATGTTCAATCTCTACTTCATGCCGGACCCGTCCGACCCCAAGAACCTCATCGTGGAGCCTTGGGTGGACTTCTACTCCAGCGGTGTGGTTGACTGGTCGCAGAAATCGGATGAGAACGCAGAGCAGAACATCACGAACGGGGACCCGAACCAATACAAGACCATCGTGTTCAAGTACAAGGATGCCGGGGACTATTTGTCAAAGTTGGATAAGTCGAACTACCCGCTTGCCAAGGAAGGCTACGGAGGGCGAATCTTCACCACCGACAACTTCTACGGCAAAGGCGAGAACGTCGTCGAACTCGCTTGCAGCACTCTAATCCCTGCGAACTTCACGACGGATAAGGTCGTTGGAAGGGTTTGGGACTTGGACGGCTCCGCTTTGTCGGGAACCATCAAGACCTTGCAGAGCGGTTACCGCATAGCCCAATACAACCTCATTGAAGCACCGACGACGTGGGCCTACCAATACGGGGTCAGCGGTTCGTTTGCACTCGCAGAGTCGTTGTTGAGCCTTCCATTCGTCAGCCACCTTGACAACCCCTACGATGCAAACTTTGACCTTGCTTTTGGAATCCCCAAGCAGTTGTACTATGCGGTGAATGTTGCCGCAAATAGCGACCCTTATCTATACACGAACAACAACCTGTTCAACGTGTATTGGTGGAACTTCATCCAAGAAACCGTCAGCCGTGAAGCGATGCAGTTGGAGTTGTCCATTATGCTCAATGCCGTGGACATCAGCCAACTCGACTTCCGCACTCCCATCTACTACGGAGGGGTCCGTTGGAGGCTGCTTGAGATTCGGGACTACGAGATAGGTCAGCAGAAGCCTTGCCGGGTAACGCTTCGCAGGATTCTCAACTTGACCGAGTTCGTGTTCAAAGAAATCTATTACTTCCCCTACGACGGCCCGGTTCCAGCAACGGATTCGGACTACCCGAACGAAGTACCTCCGATTCCAACCATCAAAGAACTCCCAGCGGTTGCAGGTCCTCCGGGTGAAACGGGTGCGACTGGAGCACAAGGCGACCCCGGTGCAACTGGTGCAGGGTTCACTCCGGGCGATGCAGCAGGCGACATCAAGTATTGGGATGGAGCCGATTGGGTCAACTTGGGCATCGGAACGGAAGGTCAGGTCTTGGAGGTTGTGTCGGGATTACCAGCATGGGCAGACAAATAAAAAACTATGGCAGTTACTAAAGAAATCGTCCTCGAAGTAGGACTCAAAGACTCAACAGGTCAGGGAACGGAATCCGCAAAGAAACGGCTCCGTGATTTACAACGTGCGCTCGTTGACCTTGCGGTCGCAGGGCAAGAGAACTCCGCAGAGTTTCGGAAGTTAGAGGCCGAGGCAGGGGAACTATCCGACACCATTGGCGATGTTAGCCAAAGGGTCAAAAACCTTGGCTCGGACACCAAGAACATTGAGGCATTCACGCAAGCGGTCCAAGGCGTTGCTGCTGGCTTTCAAATCGCCCAAGGTGCTGCTGCATTGTTTGGTGAGGAAAACGAGGACATCCAAAAGGCTATGTTGCAGGTCAATGCGACCATGGCTATTGCCAACGGAATCCAACAGGTAACGGTCCTCCTTCAAAAGGAATCGGCTATCTCAATGACGGCCAACAGGA